GCTAGATATTTATATTATTATGTTAAAAATAATGTTATATGGTTTAGTGATCAAATGAATGGTTCAACTATTAAAGGAACATCTAAAGAAATTTTAGCAAAATTTAATATTAATGTCCTTAAACCATCTATTATGAATAAATATAAATTACAAGAATTATTTGATGAAGTTGATAATATGAAAGAAGCTTTAGAAAATAATAAAAAAGAATATCAAAAACAACTAGATAAATTATTTGAGTCATTTCAACAAAATACTAATTAAAATAATATTAAAGTTAAATATTAATTGAAATAGTAAATAAAATGAAAATTAATTATTTAATTATTATAAATTTATAATAATTAAATAATGACAGACTATACAAATTTTAATTAAAATGCTGCTTTGAAACTAGTTATTAATAATTTTATGATTATTATTAATGACCTAGATAAAGAGTATGAACATAAAGAAAAAGATATGATCTAATTTACAAAAAAGCTCAATGTAATGCTCTATTAAAGTATATTGATATTATCAATAAAATAAATGTTTATAACTATAATAGCAATAATGTAAATTGTGAAGATAATCATCGCCATCTTACTAATGCATTATACAATTTAAATCAAGCGAATAATCTATTAGATAATATAAATAATTTTTGTTAGATGTATGTTATTTGTATAAAGCAATTAATTAATTATAAAATTTGATATAAACAAGTATAAATCTGTATTTTGATGTAATTAACAAAAATTTTAATAAATGATCTATTATTTTATTCATTTGTTTTAAACTATCATAATAACTAATAAAATATTTATTTTTCTTAATTTGTTTTTCCATTATTTCTATCATGGGTTATTGCATTTTTTAATAATATTTTTATTATATTTTAAAATATACTGATTACGATAAACGAAAACAATTGTTTAATAGTCAAATTAGAAAATCATTAAACAAAACAACATTAAGTTAAATTATTAGTCCATTCATTAGAAGATCAGAAAAAAATAGTTAATATGATTGAAGAAATCAATAATAAAGAAAATAATTTTCATAAAAATGAAAATCAATAAAAGAAAATACGTTTATTAAATTACAAATATTAAAAGAATGTATAAATTTAAGTTAAAGGTTAATTTAATATAGAATTATATGAATATATTATTTGTTAATTTATATAATATTGGTGATACACATTTTTCACAACCTTTTATTGAAAATATTGTACGAAATAATAAAGATCATAATTTTTTTCTGTATTGTAAATTTAATTATATAATTTTTAAAGAAATACTTAATTTGAAAATCCTTGAAAATATAGATCATATTTTATTGGTATATATTTCTCATAATAATGTATTGCCATATTTTTATATACCTATTAATAATATACTAATTATTAATACTTGGGCAGGAGCTTATGTAGTTAATAATCATGTTCCTGATTCTGATTTAGTTTCTTTAACCAAAAGGTATTATAATTGTATTGATACAATTAATCAAGAATTAAAAATAAATTTAAAATATGATATAGAACTCAAATTACCAAGATTGCCAAATATTAACATTGATAAAATTATAGAATTCAAAGATGCTCATAAAGATAAAAAAATATTATTTTATTATAACTATATGCCTGAATCAGGGCAAGGATTTCCATTGAAATCAATGGATGAACATGATGATATAATTTTACATTTAGAAAAATTAAACTATAAGATATTGATTCCAAAATTATCGGAAAAATTAAGTTCACATGAAACAAATAATATTATTGATTGTAATAAATACTTTAATTTAACTGAAGATAATCTATGTACTAATATATATTTTTATACATATATTACAATGTACAGTGATATTGTAATATATTATGACAGTGGAAGATCTTTTACTTATATTCATAATAATATTTCTACTAATAATATAAAAATCCATATTTCCATTAATGATTATTATTATAAAAGATTAAATTTAGATAATCCTTTAATTCCTAATAATTATTGTAATTTATTTATATGTCATGATAAAGATCAAATAATTCAAAAATTATCGGCGCGATTTATTAATATATAGAATATCATAAAAAATTGAAATTTTTTTTTAATACAAATTTTAAGAGGAAAATCTGGTACCGTAGCCAATTTGGCTCAAGCGACCCTAAGCGACCCTAAGCGCCCCTAAGCGACCCTAAGCGACCCTAAGCAACCCTAAGCAAACCTAAGCGACCCTAAGCGACCCAAAGCACAATGGAAAATCGTTTTATAACCCCTACTGTGCGCTCTCTAACCTCAGAGCAGTTAGTCTTTGAGCATGAGCTTGGCGAAGGCGGCTTTGGATGTGTCATCCAAGCCCAGCTTGATGGGCAAGACGTAGCCGTCAAGCAACTTTTGCACCCCAACAAGAATGCATTTGCACAGTTCCAATTGGAGTTGCACCACCTTGCTCGAGCGCAAGATTCAGAGTACATTATCAAGCTAGTAGGTGCAGTCTACTACAGATCTGTCTGCTATATGCTTGTGACTGAACTATGTTCAGAAGGAACGCTAGACAAGTTTGTGATCAATAGTGATGCCTGCACACCTGAAATTATAGCTCTCCTGGACGATGCGCGTTGTGGTATTGTATACCTACATCAAAAAAACATCATGCATTGCGACATTAAGCCATTGAACATCTTAGTGAAGCCAAGAACTTTAATTAATCGCACACGAGCCAAAATCTGTGATTTTGGACTTGCGACTACACTTTCGGAAAATAAAACCCTTCGTGGTTGTCAGGGAACTCCTGGATTCTGCGCTCCTGAAATTGAAAAAGACGTCTACAGTCTTGCTGCTGATGTTTTTGCCTATGGTCAGACCGCTGCCTGCATCTTCAACATCATTCATATCAAAAAACCAAACTGGATTAATAAATGCCGTTGCGTGCATCCCAACCAGCGACCCAATCTGCAGATCCTTATCATCAAGAAGCTCTGTCCTAATGCTGTTCAAGGTCAAATATGTCCTCATAAGACCAACTGCTGGTTTGACCACAGTGCACCAGTTTTTGTGAAGCCAGCAATGAAAATGCCATCTCTGTCATCGCTAATCAAAATCCCAACCAAGGTCCCAATCAAGATCAAACTCGTTCGACCCTATGTATCTTTATCTATGCAGGAGATGGAACAGCTAGTAACTAAGAAACTGAAGGACAATGCAGCATTGGAGACTTAGCAGTGATCTAGATCTAAAAGTGTTTCTGACATACAAAGACACAAATGATATCGTGCTTGTGCAAACTCAAATTAAATTATAAATTTTTATAATTTAATTGAGTTAATTTATCTTGTTATATATTATGTACTAATAATTATTTTAACCTAGGTATAAGATTAGTTAGTAAATTTGTCTTCCACTATCAAACTACGTATGAAAATAAAAAACCTACAAAATTATAATTAATCTTTTACTGATAAAAATCCTTTATCTAAATTTATATCTATTCTTAAAATAATTAATTTAAATATAATGCATGATACAGATTGTATTTTGTATCTAGATGCAGATAATAATATTACTCAAGATTTTATGAAAGATGCTTTTATTGAAAATTTAGTTGGTGTTGAACATTTTGATAATCAAACAAGAATGAAATTAGTTAAGAATTATGATATGAACAAATAATTAAAAGCTTATATTCCTTACAATACTTCCTATATCAAATGTATTTCCAGACCATTTTTTTAGTGAAACTTTAAATAATATTAAACCAAAAATTTGATAGTAATCTTAAAATATGAACCTATTTATAATGACGAATCAATATTAATAATTATTTTCATTATTATCCACTACACGCATAATTGTATATAAAAATTTTCCATTTATTAGTGATAAAAATGATATAGAAGATCAAAATAATTTCCTATTAGAATCATATTATAACTATTTTTTAATAGTTAGTTTAACTATATTAGTATTTATTATCATTCTATTATTAATTTTAAAAATTAAATAATAATTTGTTTAGACATATGAAAATATATCTTTTACCATAGAATAAAATTAGAGCTTTTATTTTATAAATTTAATTCTCATTAATACCTATTATTATAAAATTATAGTTATCTAATTATAATTATTTATTACATTATTGTTAAATTATTTAGCTTATAGATAATTTAACATTATAAGCTTTTCACTTTAGAGTAATCCTTCAGTGAGAGATAGAATTACCAAAAGAACATGAATTCAATAAATTGTCCTATGTACAGGACTCTGACCAAAACCTATAAAATTATTCGAGATATGTCTAACAGATGTATATCCAAATTCCTTGTGACTGAACTTTATTAACTAGTTTATACTTAATAAGAAAGCAATTTAATGTATTTAAACATAAAAGTTTTTTACTAACAAAAGAATTCAAATTATAATTATTAATTTATATATCTATAATAATAGATGCAAAATGAAATCTATTTTAAATATAAATATATAAAATATTATTCCAAATATAATATTTTAAAAAAACAAAACGGAGGGGTATTACAATCTACTACAGAATCTTCAAGTAACCAGATAAATAAGATAATTAAACCTTTACCTATAACAAAACCGTCTCCACTATCAAAACCTTCATTAAAACCGTCCCCACTATCAAAACCTTCATTAAAACCTTTACCTATAACAAAACCGTCAACTCTATCAAAACCTTCATTAAAACCTTTACCTATAACAAAACCGTCACCTCTATCAAAACCTTCATTAAAACCTTTAGTAAAACCTTTACCTATAATAAAACCTTTATTAAACCCTATCCTCATAACAAAACCTTTATTAAAACCTTTACCTATAATAAAACCTTTATTGAAACCTTTACCTATAATAAAATCTTTACCTATAATAAAACCATCTATACCTAAAACAAAACCTTCTATACCTATATTTAATAGACAACATTTCAATTCTCTATTAAATACAAAGAATCAATCTGATATAATCTCTCAGAAATTATTACATCATGATAATTTAGTTTTAAAGGGTGATAGTTCAACAAGTGACTTAGCAAAATTCAATTTGATATCTAATGATAAAGATACTATACCAAATAGTGGTAGTATAAATCAATTAATGTCCAACCAATGTTTTTGGATATCATTAATAGATTCATTAATAGATATTAATACTGAAGAAACAAAGAGAATTCTAAAAACAATAAATGATTATAAAATTATAAATGAAACATATAATGAAAGAGATACATTAGTTATTAAGCTAAAAGCTCTATTAAATGATAATCGTATTTCCTCTAATTTATACGTTAATGAGGATGACGAGATGTTTGAATTCAAGGGTTTTACAACTTGGAATGAAGATGCTTTTGATAAATATAAAAATACATTTAAATTTTTAACTAATCAATTTAATATATGTATAAAATTATATATTAGAAATGGAGGTCAATATAAATTAGTTTTTGGTGATAATTGTGATTTAAAACCAATCGTAAAAATTATTCAAATAGGTGATTATCATTATGAAGCTAAAAAACAATCTAAAAAAACTTTCCAACCAGATATTAATTTAGTTAAACAATTATCAAATGATAAACGGCAAAAATTAATAGATAACATCTATCAATTAACAAGTTACAAAATATTTATGGAAGAAGCAGGATTAATTACTAAAAATATAAGTTATCAAAATTTTATAAATATAATACAATCAAATAAAATTGATATGGATATAACTATAATTAATAATGTAATTAAAGATATTCATAATATAATATCATTACCGCAATTTTATAAATTATTAGATATTAATTTACAAGATTTTATCTTATCAATATCAGATATTAATGAAATAATATTTTAAACATTTACTATTTATAATTATGACAATTAAAATTGATATCTAATGTATTTATCATTAATTATTTTTTCTATTAATATTATATATTTGTATAGTGTTATTTATATCTATTAATAATATTTAGTTTAATTTAGATTGGTATGTTGAAAAATATTTATTATGTAAATAATAAATTAAATAATATATATTTTTCCCTTGTTATTAGTATTGATTTCATTTAAAAATAATATATATCATACTATTTTTAAAATTTATTTTTTTAATTCATCAATAAATGATTCTAATTTTAAATAATTATCACGTAATTCGCTTAAATATTTTTCTAGATCTGGTAATAAAAGAATTTTATTTTCTTTTTTATTTAAAAAATCAAAAGGAGTTTCGCCTTTAGTATTTAAATATTTAAAATCGAATCCATTTTTAATTAACAACATAAAAGTTTTATTTATATCTGAATATGGAAATTTTTTTGATTCACCCGATGCTAAAGCCCATGTAAATCCCATGGTTGGATTACTCTTATCTCCATTTAAAATATTTTTATTAATTCCATCTATTTTTAATGCGACTTGTATAAATTCATAATAACATCGTCTACAAGCTACATATAAGAGTGATTGATTAAAATTATTATACATATTAATAATACGTATAAGGAGATAACTTGGTTCGATATCCCAATTAGTAACAAATATTGAACTTTTATCACGTAAAATAACATATGGTTTCCATGCGATATCAATTTCAGGTAATGCACCAAATATAACTTCAAATGGTATTGAATACATTGGAATACGATTCCAAATAAGATTTGACAAGTTTTGTATTTCAGATGGTACAATGTTCATATCCATCTGTATAGATTCTAGAGAAAAAGATGAAAGCGAAGTTTTTGTCATTAATAAACTCAAAGGATTTGATAACTTTGTCTTTTTTTGTACAGAATTACAATTTAATTCACTCATTATACTATTAAATAAACATTTTTTTATAATATTATAAAAAAAATGATATATAAATAATAATATAAGACTCTCTTAGTATTACCTAGATTTAGACAAATCAGAATCAATAAATATGAATAAAATTACTAATTCTAGTATTGCAAATGTCCTTATAAATAATAGTCAAACATGTTCTTAGAATAATTCATAAATACTATACAAATAGAAAATATAAATACATGCATTAAATTTGATAAAATTAATCAAATTTCAATTCAAGCTCCTAATTTTTCATGTTTGACTAATTCAAAGAATTATACTGATATTATTAATAAAATAAATGATAAAATTAAATAATACTTAAGCTAAAGTAGAAGATGTAAGATTAAATAATGTAGTAGCAAAAAATTGACTAAAATTACTAATGCTATAAAAAATAATTTTAATTTTAATAATAGCTAACAATGTTTACAAAATAATTTTAATTCTCAAAATACATTTAGAGAATATTATAGTAGATAGTCCTAAAATTTGTAAACAATAAAATTGTAATTATAAAGATTATATTGAAGAATTAGGTAAAACCTATACCTTTTTATTTTTAAATATTAATCAACAAGCTTTACAAAAACTAGTACAAATTTAGGAAAAGCTATCGCAAATGCTCAAGTGACTATAGACTAAGCTGCTAAATCTAAATCACCAGGGGTATCTTCTATTGCATCATCAGCTATTTCTGGTTCTATTAAATAAAAGCTATAATTTAATGCTAAATTAAAAGCTTTGTTTTTCAATTTAGCGTATCTATATCAGCTATAATTAGTTTAGGTATATTAGGATCACCTATTTTAGAAGTGACCATCAAAGCCAGAATTGGAAGTTGTTTTTATAAGCTTTAAATTATTATATTATATATATCACATGATATAATATAAATATGAAAAGTAATATTTTCCTTGCAAATATAGTTTATTTGTCACATCTATTACTAATTTTATTTATAATTTATGGGCCTTTTACATCAAACCCGTTAATTTTACTATTACATATAGTTTCATGTATATGTTTGCTATTTCATTGGTATATGAATTCTGATTTATGTTCACTTAATATTTTAGAAGCAAAATTAAGAAATATTAAAATATCTCAAACAATTACTTATCAATTCATTAAACCAGTATATAATATATCGGAGTTAAAATGGAATAAATTTATATGGTTAATAACTATAATAGTATTATTATTATCTTTGTATAAATTTTATAAATTTTATAAACTTAAAGGGAAACAAAATATATTTACCTATTTATATTTAGTATTACAAAAATATTATAGAACAAATAGAACAATTAATTGAATATATTTATAATTTTAAACAAAAATAAATATTATAATATATTATATAAGTACTCCTATTGATATATCAAATATAATTTGTTAAAATTCAGGAAATAATCCTAATTTGATTAGTTAATATAAATATAAATATAAAAAAAGTTCCAATGCTTTAAAAAGCTATAGATACATATTCTAAAGAAGTCAAAAAAAGGTATTATAGCTATAACTATTGATGATAGTGCAACTATTCCATTATGGCAAGCCACCGTGATAAATGGAATAGGTCAAATCAATATAATTTATTCTAAAATAACCATAGATTGGTTGTTTTAGAATAAATCTTCAAAAATAATGTATATATAAATCATAAGAGTCGAGTACTAATCTATTGATAATGCACAATAAAATAGAAATAAAAGATTCTGATAGCTACTATAGTAACTGACTATCTGTCATTTGTGCTTTAGCAATAAGTGATGTATTAGCTTTTGTAGTTTACAGTAATAAAACTCTTACTCTTAAAAGAGCAACTGTTTATCGTGATGGCGGAGTGATAATAGAGATGACAATTAGATGCTTAAGAACTAATTATAATATCAGTAGGTATTAATTAAAATAATCTAGATATGATAAATTACTATTTATATTTAATTTATTTACTATATTTGTTCTAAAATCAATATTTTTTGATCAAATGATTCTTTTATTTTATTACAATCACAGATAAATTTTAATATTTGAGATTTTGATACAGTGCCTTCTATGCTGCCAGCACCAGCTGCATCGGTCGCAAAACCGGCTTCAGCAACATGGTAGTAAACAAAGTCGCTTCAACCAGAGCAACTTCAGTAGTCCTAGCAACTTCGGTGTTCTGAACAACTTCGGTAGTCCTAGCAACTTTAGTGCCCTGATAATTTTGATGGTCAGCAATTTTAGTGGTCCTGGCAACTATAACCGTGCAACTTTGATGGCAAAAACTATTTTGCAGATCAGGCAGAGATAAAGAGCAGTTACTAATCGTAAGCTGCTCTATCACCAGATCAGCACTACTATCAAGAAGTTCTACAATGCTTGACAGGCTAACTGATACGATATACAAGATTGAGATCCGCTAAATATGTAATTTATTGTTTAATTATAATCATCAAACAATGTTTAATATTCAAATGATTTTAAATATTAATAATTACAAATAGTCATAAATATTAAAAAATAATTAATATAAAAAAAATTAATATTATAATATAATATATTATAATATAATATATTATATTATAATTAATGAATTCTATAACTTTAAAAAAATTATATACAAATTTTTTAGTTAATCCACACCAATATTTTAAAACGGAATCAGAATTAGAAAATATTTATAACAAATTAATTGTATATTTAAATAATCTCGGACAGACTTTAACGGTGGACCAACAAGAATATATATTTGGAAAAACTATATTAAAACAAATCAAAATAAAAAACCAATATTATTTCGATACGTTTTTATCTTATCCAAATCAAATGACAAAAAAAGTAAAAGATTTATTAATTAATATATTTATAGTTATTAATATAATCATAATGATTATAAAACTTAAAAAAATTAAATGTAAACAGACCTATATATCTATTACATCAACAACACCAACCACAGAAAATAAACTTCCTAAACCTGGACTTTTACCATATAATAGTTATTATCAGCCTCCATATAATAGTTATTATCAGCCTCCATATAATAGTTATTATCAGCCTCCATATAATAGTTATTATCAGCCTCCATATAATAGTTATTATCAGCCTCCATAT